AACTATGTGAACCTGCCGGTGATATGCTACCACCTACACGCAAGCTGGGGCATATTTTGTCAGATATGGGGTACTCGCAGATTGATGGGAGAAGGGTTTATATCAAAAAAACAAATACCCAACATTACGTTTGGTTTAAACATTCGCCCAAAAATGACAGTCAATCTGTTAAAAAAGAGGTCATATTATTTTTTAAAGGTGATTTTGACGAAATACCGTTTTGAGATTAAAGGCCACTTTTTAGTGGCCTTTTTTTTGACTAGACCAATGAATTATAAAATTAGCGCAATAATTAGCGCAATGTTTAGACGCAAGTTATTGATTATAAAACGATTAGCGCGGTTAGCTCAAAAAGCGCAATTTTGTCATTCCTTATACACATATAAATATATTTATGCGTATATAAATATATTTATCTATCATGTGTGGACATTCTTACTTTATTGCGCTATTGCGCTAATTTAATAAAAAACATTGGTAAAATCAATAACTTACACAAATTAGCGCAATGTAACATTGCGCTAATTATTGCGCTAATTTTTAAAACATTGCGCTAATGGTTATTTTTTAGCCAATCGTCAAACAAAAAACAGCAAAACTTTAACAACAGTGCTTTACGCTCAAAAACATCTTAATACTTCTTGAGTGGTGGTTATCATGGTTGCAATGTTTTTGACCGCGTGGCTTGGTTTATTGTTTCTTGGTTTGTATTTGTTTAAACAATATCGCTAAACGCATTTAGACGAACGATAACGCGCCTTAGAGCGTGTTTTTACATTTGGCAGTACGTTTGTATAACTTTTAAAAAATAGCGCGTTATAGCGCAAAATATAACGGTAAAAAGATTTTATAGGTTGGCCTAAAATCAGTTTACAACACGTCAAACAAATACCATACTTTGACTCATAGCGATGCTAATTGAGTACGCATATCAAGCCAGTTTGACCCACTGGGCTATAAACGGGTTAAGAATCACAACGAATTTGTGGCTAGTCTGACGGGACGAAAACGAGAGTCATTTACTCGCTGCCACAATCTTTTAACGAATGATTTAACTGTAATGAGGTTAAGCAAATGAATATTAAACTAACAATGGACAAAGTGCTTGAGGTTGAAAAGCACTGCCTATCGATAAACAAAAGTGCTTATTTACTTGGCGTTAGTATGCCTAAACTTTGGCGGTTTATTAAAAAAAATAACATCCAGTGGAGCGGCAAAAAACCGTGTTCTAGAAAAGGTGATGTAAACATTGATAGCACGCTACAACAAATCAAAAGAAGTGGAATTTGTAAAGGAACGATTTACTATAGAATCAATATCATGGGCTTGACACTAGAGCAAGCACTTGCAATTGGTAGCTCAAAATGATGCCTAAAAAACTAACTCTCGAGCAAGTAATGGAAGTTGAGGCTCACGGATTAAGTATTGGCAAAAGCGCGTTTTTGCTAGATGTTGCTGTTGCTACGCTTGCTAGATTTATTAGAGAAGAGCGCATTGTGTGGCGCGGAAAGAAACGCTTTGGGTATAACCCATACTCAAACAATGCGCTAATCGTACAAAGCGGAATCCCGTCAAGCACTGTTTACAGCAGAATGGCAAACGGAATGTCATTACATGAAGCAATTAATCATAAAAAATGGGATAAACGATGAATGACTTAGCAATCAACCCAAAACACTACACACAGCACAAAAGCGGCATTAAGTGCATCGAGATAACTGAGCATCTTAATTTTAATCGCGGTAACGCGATTAAGTACGCATGGAGAGCGAACGATAAGGGGTGTACACGCGAGGATTTGCAAAAATGTGAGTGGTATATCAACCGAGAAATAAAACGCTTACAGAGAGGCAATAACGTGCCTGATTATTCGTATGACTTAGACGTGGTTTATACGAGATTGTACGATTATTACAAAGACTATGAGTTTGATAAGCGATTGTTTGATTTTATCAGCAATCTGATTCACGGGGGCGAGGAGCGTTTAGCTTATGCGTTAAAAATTGTTGATTCTTGGATTAAGGAGTTAGACAAATGAGCTACCAAGATTTACCTGTGCAAATGCACGTTAATTATCCTGATTTTGTAGAGTTTATGAAAGATTGTAAACTGCGCCAGCCACCAGCGGCTTTAGAAGTGTGTTTTTGGGTGTGGTACAACGCACGCCAAGAAAACAAGAAGCTCAAAGACGAATTAACACGCATTAAGATAGCAGTTGACTCGTTTTTAAATGACGGTGGCGCAGTGGGTGAGCGTGGCAAGGCTTGTATGAGTATTGATGGAGGTAATTTGTGAAAGAGTCAGACAAAGCGCGGTTAGAGTGGATTCCCGATGTTTTTATGTTAGCTAGTTTGTGTCAGTTCAAGTACATACAAACAATCAGCGAGCCTAATGATACTAATTTTGTTGTGGGTTTGGCAGGTGGGCATGAAGTTTTTGGCAAGCCTGAACAATACGATGCGTTTATTGATAAGTATTTGGCATGGCTGGAGTCACGATAATGGCTAAGTACAACAACAAAAAAACGCTAGTCGATGGGATTTGGTTTGATTCAAAAAAAGAGGCGGCGCGTTATCAAGAGTTAAAGCTATTACAAGCCGCTAAAGTCATTAGTGATTTAAAGGCGCAACAAGTGTTTGAGTTAGCACCAAGCATCATCATACAGGGGCGTAAAAGGCCACCTTTGCGCTACAAAGCTGATTTTACTTACTTTGATGACAGACAAGGCGGGGAGTTTGTTGTCGAAGACGTAAAGGGCTTTAGGACTGAGGGCTACAAGATTAAACGGCACTTGATGAAATCGGTACATGGCATTGAGGTACTAGAAACATGAATAAATTGGCGTTGGTTGTTTTGGTTTTGCTCATGGTTTTGGCTGTAACTGGCTGCGCGAATCAACCCGCGTTTTGTCCAGAGGTTAGAGTTAATTTTTGTCCTAGTCGTTGATAAAAACTAAAAGGGGTTTGCGATGTCTCAATTATCGTTTTTGCAAGAACAAAATAAAGATGAAAAAGATGTTGAAAATGTTGCTGATAATGAGTGCTTAAAGCCAATTAAAAAAGAGCCTACTTATACCCAGTTAATGATTGCCAAGCGGTTTAGGCTTGCGCGTGACTTATCGGGCTACAAAACAGAAGCTCAAGCGATTGAAAGAATGGGGTTTAGCAATCCAAAAGTAATATCTCAAATTGAGAATTGTCACAGACTGCCAACCTTGCATTTTGTGATTCGCGCATCAAATGCCTACGGGGTTAGTACGGATTATTTGCTTGGATTGTCAGAAGACGATGACCCCAGCAGTTCAATACCTGCAACGTCAGCCATTTTTAGGCAAAATCAAAAAGTATTAAGCATGATAGGTAATGTGCTTGCTAAAACATCTTACAGTTATGCAAAAACGTGCGGCGAACAAACAACAAAAGCGTTAATTGATAAAATAGATTTATTGTATTCGCGTTTTAATCGTTTTAAAGAGCTTAACCCTGAGTTTTTAGATATGCGAGGCGGTGCGCCAATTCAAGATTCAATTTTAGGGGTTTTGCCCTTAGCGCGTACTGTTAAAAAACGCATAGAAGAAAAAGAAAAGTTGATTGAATTACATAACGAACAATTAGAGCATATATTGCAGCGTAAATTAGCGTTGGAGGGAGTGTGATATGGCATACCCACAAACGCTATGGGACGCAATACGGGCGTATTGGGAAAATACTAACGCAGGATATGAAGCGGCAGCAAAAGCGGTGAGCAAAGGGGAGGATATACCAGCTAAACAGGTTATTCAAAAGAGAGCAGTGAAAGAAGGCTGGCAAAAAAAATATGACGGGGTGACGGTAGAGGGTGACGGATGTGACGTTTCGTCACCTAGCAGTCAAAGCCTTGCAAACATTAACAATAGCGCAAGAAAAAAGGCGGATTTTAAGCAGGCAAAAGGTGACGCTAGTGATGACGGCTTGGTAGGTGTCATCACTAAAAACATACATTTAAGCCGTGAAGAAATTGATGAGTTGTGTGTGGATTTTAGGGCAGGGGTATTACGAAAACATCGTGGCGACTTTAACGAAGCTAATAGCGTTGTTGATTTGTGTATTCAATTATTTAAAAAAGCAATGGATATTATTTTAGAGGGGGGATATGTGTCAGATGGTGATATTGTCGAAAAAAACGGATACGTTCACCAAAATCTAAAACAAAATTTAGTGTTAGCTGAGTTTACAATCAAAGCTATGTTAAATGCCGCAGGTGTAAAAAACATTGCACAAACGAACGAGCGCAAGTCATACGGACTAGAAACTTTTGAGGAGTCAACAAATAGTAGCGAGCTATCTAAAAAAGCCTTGAGTCAAACAGCCATGGCTAATCACTACGAGCGTATCAGGTTAAGCAAGCCAAACGAAAAGCAAAAAATGAAAGACAGACTAAAAGGCTTGGTAGAGTCGTAACCCTAGCCAATACTGCTAAAAATATCACTCAAAATAAGACAATGATTTTTGAGTGATAACTATGTTTGCCGTTAATCAATTTACAACCCAATCAACTGCAATCAATGCCCAAGATATTCAAGGCATGATTACGCACTGGCTTAATACGCCTGTGAACGGCTATTTAGGGAGCGATTATGGCAGTGATGCAAAGTCGTTATTACAAAAAGCCTTACATTCGGGCGTAGCAGACGCTTTTATTGCCAAAATGAAGCAAGACATACCTATTTTAAGTGTGATTCCGCAAGAAAATATCGCGCTTTATTCTGTGCCTGAAATGCCTGATAAATTGCGTTTATTTATTGCTATTGCAGGGATTACCACTGTAGAGATTACCCCATGACCACAAAAGCCGAGTTTTTAGCACAAGCCGAGATTGAGTTAGGCAACGCCCAATATGCCAAAATATCAGCATTAAACATGGCAAAAGACCCTAGAATTTTGGCTAGTATTGGCGCAATGGCACAAATGCTAGAGTTATACAGTGTGCAACAAGACCTAGCCGAAACAGAGGTATTTGTAAAAGCGCGTGATGCGACAATTTTGGCAGACGCTACGCTTAAAGGCATTTTACCCTTGGCCAAGGCAGCTCAAGTGCAAGTATTAGTCACAAACCCTAGCGCAAACAACGTTACACTAGCGTATGGCAGACGTTTACTTGATGATAAGGGGCGAGTATGGCGCGTAGCTAGTACGCTTGTTGTGGCTGCAAATAGCACGGGTACAGTTGACCTTAATCAAAACGAGCTACGCACCATTAACCACACCATTGCTAACAGTGACCCATTTTATACGATTACATTACCCCAAAATGACGAAGGGCTTTATTTAGAAAACATTCGTATTAAAGACACCATAGGCAGTACGGATAACTTATACCGTTATGCGCCTGAGTTTATGAATGTATTAGATGGCGAGCGTGTTTATCATTTGGAAACAGACGAAGCGCGGCAAATTACAATTAGGCTAGGCGCACAAAATAACAGCGAACTGGTTTATGGTTTTCAAACACCAATCAATACCGCTTTAACGATAGAGCTAACCGAAACATCGGGCAAGCTAGATATTAGTATAGGGGCGAGTTTTAGCCTTGAGTACAGTAATAACGCCAATGAAGACGCATTAAAGATTGTTACCATGGGAATTAACGCATTGGGTAGCAATCCATTGTCTTTGTCAGTGCTTGCTCAATTATCAAAATACAATGCACTATACGACCATGGCGCGGTGTATTTGTCCGATTTTGATTTTTTAATCAGGCGTTACCATGGCGATAGTGTTAATTTTTTGGCGGTATGGAATGAGCAACTGCAAGAGCGGGTACGCGGTTACGATGTGACCAACATTAATAAGCTGTTTATTGCAGTTCAAGCCAAAAGCTCGCTTGAGCAAGCTAATTTGGAGGAAAGTATTCACACCTTAGTCCAGAGAGCCGATAGCAGCTATAAACGCGATATTGTTGCAGCTATCCCTCAAGCATACCCACTGACTGTTTCAGCCAGTGTTGCCGCCATTCACGATAGCGCACAGGTCACTCAACAAATAAAAGATACCTTGTTGGCTATTTACGGCATAGGTCAAATCAAAGTCTCACAAGGACTTAAAAATAACTTTAATCGCCAAGAGATTTATCAAACATTAAAACAGGCTATTCCTGCTTTTCAGGACTCAATCAGTGATTTTAGTGTCATGGTCGATACTGATTTATTACCTGACCCTATATTGCCAGAGCATTACTTTTACTTGCACCCAACAACGAACTTTATCGTGGCCGTCACTCAATTAAGTGATGCAGGGGGTGGATTGTGGAATTAACACCCTTAGCACCGTTACAAGCCAGTACCGACTATTGGGATGAAATAGACGAAAGCAGTATTGAAAATGAATTAAAGCAGTTATTCATTGCCTTATTTCAACAATCACTACGCACCACATTTAGACGGATTGACCATTACGGTTATCCGCATTTACTTGATGGGCCTGATTTTGAAACAGTACAACGGTTTATCAAGTTAGACGGCCTAAGCCTGTTAAACCGCGAAACAAACAACCAGATATATATGCTAGAAGTCTTTAGGGCATGGCGTGGCCAACATCAACGGCGCGGTTTAGGTTTTTTAGAATTTTATTTGCAAATGCTTTGGCCTAATGCGTGGCAGGTTAAACAATACTGGCACGGCGTTGTCACGGCAAATAATTATCCTGCTAACATTACAGATGATGAAACAAGCAATAGTTTTTTAACGAGTCGTGTTGCAATTCTGCTTGACCCCGATAAAATCACAAACCCAAGCGAAGTGACAAAGATGTTGCCATCGCTAAAGCGTGTTGTACCTGCCCGTATTGTTTTAAATGTGGCTATTGGTCTTGGCGTAGAGACTGCTGGAATAAAAATTGGCACAGCCTTTACACCAATGGCGTGTATGACTTTTGAAGATGTGGCAATGGTGTAACCCTGCTAAAAACTGCTTAAAACAGCCTACATAATAGGCTCAATGTAACCCTAAATGAGATTTTATTATGTCTGTATCACCTGCTGATTTATTGGCCAAGAATTACAAAACAGCGCAAGCCTTGGGACAAAAAGAAGTCCAATGCGATGCGTATTTTGAAATTGAAGGCTTTGAAGAATTAAAGTTTTTGGCAAAAACATTCCCAAGACCCGTTTTAGCTAGTGCTGGTGTGATTGAATCCTATTTGCCTAATGGGATTAAAACGCAATCACCACAACAATTACAGGTTGCTCAAACACATGAAGTTAGTTTTTATGTGACCCGTGGCGGCCAAGTTGAAAAAGCACTTAATCAGCTAAACAATAGCGGTGGTATATTCCAAGCCACGGTACACCTTGGTCAAGTAGATAGCCCGTATGCAAGCTATCCTTTAACTAATTGCTTTTTAGCCGAAATTAGTCCACTAGACCAAGATGTCGAGGGTGTAAGCCAACACGTTATGATGAGTGGTACACTTTACTATCATTATTTTGGTGAGCGTAACGAGGCGTAAGTATGACGCTATTAGAGTTAATTACCGAGTTTATGGCCTCCCGATTAACGGGGGGCTTGGTTATTGATATGCCTGATGTAACCAAGGCTATGCTCAAGGCAGTGCGTTTTTATGCAGGTTATGCCGAGGTATCTTACTTTTTTGAGCAAGACCCGTCAGTGACCCCAGCATTAACTCAATTAACCGATGCGGTTACTTTAACGACTAGCGAGTGGGCAATCATACAACCGCTATTTAATGCCTATGCAGACCACGAAAACGCCTTACGTTTAGAAGCAAGCCGTGGTTTAGGTGTTGATGTGTATGGTAGGTCAAGCAGTGAGTTATCAGCCGAAATCAAACAGCTTGAGTTGGATTTACCACGAAAAGCGTTTTATCAGCCCTTTGTAGGTGTTGGTAATTTAGATATTTATGCAGACGATAGCTAATAATGCTAATCCAACTAAGTAATAACGCATTGATACCGACAAATTACATCTTGTCGGCTACGTTGCGTACTGACTTAGTGCCTATCCCTGTCTCATTAGAATTACAGGTGCGGCATGATGACGACTTAGAAAAAGAGCTTGTCGAAGAAAAAATACTGTATGTGACTGGTGAAGCAATCCCTTTACAAATTATCAAGTCTCAAGTCAAAAAAAGTGGCGTTATTGCTAACCGTGGCACAATAGAAGTAACCGCTATTTTTGCGCCTTGTGTGGCCATTGGTTACAGGCGGCAAAAAGCCGTTATCCTTAAAAGTAATTCTTTAGGCGCAATTTATAAGGCTTGTGGTGCAAAGGTCAGTATTAAAAATGATTTTACCGTGCCATTGTTTGTGTCGTTTTTGGGTCAGTTGCCGTCCGAGATGATTGCAAGAGTATTGCAAGAAGAAGCCGCGATTGTGCGAGTTAAGGGCAAGCAATTAGATTGTGTACGTTTGGCGGATTTAATGGTACAGCCGCCAAGGTTGACCGTGCCAAGTGGTGCAGCCGAACAAATTGCAAGCGGCTTTTTGGAACGCCATTTAGTCCCTAGTTTTTACTCTACTGATGATAGCCGCACAATCACGAAAGGCAATACAAGCAAAGTACGCACCATGCAGTACAGCCCACGGCATAGTGACCGTGCAATCAATAATATGACTAGCGCACTTATTACAAAAAACGAAATGAGTTTAGGCTACAACGACAAATTAAATGCTGGTGATGTGGTGACTATTGGCGATAAGCCTATGGTGATAATCACGGCGGCTCATGTGTTTGAAACAGAGGCCGACAACGAGGGCGGTAATCAATACACGCGACTATGGCTAGGGGAGCTTGAAAAGTGATGTTTAAATACCCAGCCGTTGTTGTTGGCTATGATGCTAATACACGCCTTGCTCAAGTCAAAATAGAGCCGCTAGCCAATGGTGCTGATACAGTGCTAGATGCAGAATTACTTTACCCCTTGGGTGATAAGTCTAATACCGCAATAGAGGTTTTAGCAGGTGATTTTGTTTGGGTAGAGTTTGAAGCAGGAGACCCGCGCTACCCGATTATTGTCGGTTATCGTAACAAGCGTACAGGCAATGATGATTCTACGCGCCGTTATCATCACCATGGCAGTTTTGAGATTTTGGCCGATAACATCATCAAAATTAAAGGCAATGTTAAAGTCATTGTTGAAAGCGAAACGGTAGAAGTTATTGCACCTACGGTTAAAGTAACTTCTACTACGGTAACAGTGGATGCGACAACAATCACGGTAAATGCAAGTAATACCAATATCACAAGCCTTGTGAATATCACAGGCAATACAAGCATTACAGGCAATTTAGCGGTGGCAGGGGCTATTAGCGGCACGGGAGGCAGTGGTGCAAGCATTGCAGGTAATGTGACTGTATCAAGCGGTAATGTGACTGTATCAAGCGGTGATGTGGTGGCAGACGGTAAGAGCCTTAAAACACATACGCACCCTTATACCGATGACGGCAGCCCTGCTACAACGGGTACGCCCAATTGATGTAACCCTAAACAATACAAGCGAATTAAAAAGCGACAATAAGCTAAGTTTAATTTTAAGCGATTTGTTGCTATGCCTGCTAATAACCAATATCCACCACAAGCCAAAATCCCTAAGCCTACTTGGAAAGAACGCGCCAAAAGTTTTCTTTTTGGCAAAGAAGATGTACAAGAGCAACAAGAGCAAGGCGCATTATCAAAAATTGACCTGATGGACGTTGAGCCAGTCTCTACAGCTATTTTGTTGGGTGGCAATGCCGAAGCAAGAAGCCGTCAACAGATTTATGCAAAATATCAGCAAATGCAGCAAAACTCGTTTGTTAATGCAGGATTGCGCCTACACGTTACAGCCGCGCTAGGAGGCCATGAAAGCAAGGGCGATGTGGTTTTTATTGAATGTACACCCGAAGCCGAAACAGACCCTAAAAAGAAAAAACTAATCGAAGAAATAAACCAAGACCTTAAAGAGTTATTAAACAAAAATATATACACCTTGGCTTTTAATGCGGTGTCATGGGGAGATAGTTATGCCCGTGTTTATAGCAGTGACAAAATGGGTGTTGTTGATTTAATTTGTGATGAAATTGTATTGCCGCCATTGGTGCAGCCGTTTGAACAGGGCAGCAAAACAATGGGTTATGTGGTGGGTACAGCAACTAATAGCGCAGGGATTAAACTATCCACTACGCAAATGGTACGGGTAAAAATGCCGAGAACCATTTACACCCCACAAGCACGGGTAATGCAAAAAGCCTTTAAAACGGCCATTTTAGAAGATGATATTGCCAATTTGCCTTATTTGCCGTCATTGGTGGGTGGTAGCTTTTTAGAAGGCATAGAAGAACCCTACGACCATTTAATTATGTCTATTGCTGGTATGGTTGGCCAACGGATTCAAGATGGCATTGATGAGGCATTGTTGACGGTTAATATGTCCGATATGACGATTAACCAACAAAAAGCGACCATGAAAAACTTAACAGCTATGTTTGATGCAACGGCAAAACAAACAGCCGAAGCAGTTAAAGAAGGTAGGTCATTATTGGGTAGATTGCGTCAGTTTATCCCCGTGTGGAGCGAAAAGCAGCTTGTGCAAGTGCAGGGTGGTACAGGCGCACAGCGTACAGGTGGTATAGCCATTGAAGATGTCATGTTTCATGCCAAGCAGCTATCGGGTGGGCTAGGTATTGACTTGGCCATGCTTGGCTTTTCTGATTTATTGTCGGGCGGCTTAGGCGAAGGCGGTTTTTTTAGAGTGTCTGCACAAGTAGCAGAACGCAGTCGCATGATTCGCAATGCTATCACTCATGCGATTAACGATATTATAGATATTCACTTGTACAAAAAAAGCAATTTGGCGTTTAGTGAGCATGACAGGCCGTGGGTAATTAACTTCTACTCAGGTATTAGCGCACAACAAAAAGAGGCTCAAGATACCAAGTTAGCAACCATGAATACAGGCGGCATACTCATACAAACATTGGCGCAATTAAAAGATTTAGGGTTATCCCCCGAAGTCGTTAAGCACTTGTTATCTACCCAAATGATGCTAGATGAAGACTCGGCTGATTTAGTAGCTAAGGGCTTATCACAAGCTAAAGCACCTGATGACGGTCAAGGATTACCTCAGAACGGAGGCGATAATGGGGATTTTTGATACTATCAAAGCTCAAGTATCAGGAGCGGATAAGCTAAACAAAACACTTGGCAATGCGGAGGGCGGAGCGTTAAGTGCGGCAAGTAGTGGCTTAAACAAGGTATTAAATAACGATTATGTGAGTACAGGACTAGGCGCGATTAACCAAGCAACAGGACTATATCAAAATGTTAAAGGTTTGATTGGGGCTGTTAAAAGTTTTTTGGCAGACCCTTATCAAGTTGTGCCTAACCCGTTATTAGGCGGTTATAGCCGTAAAGAAACGCAAAAACTGGCACAAATAGCATTTACTAAAGCCTACGCCAAAAACAATCTTTTTTTAGTGCGGTTTTACGATAAAAATTGGCCTAATCGCAGACCTAAAGGTAGCGCGTCTAATTTTGAAAACGGGCTAGAGCAAGGGATTGATACGTCTATTGATTTACTGGCCATGGGTGTTAGTTTTAACCCAATAGCGATAACAGGCGATGCAATTAAATTGGGTATGTTGCAGGGCGATAGTATTCAACAGTCGGAGCGTGTCGAAATTCGCATGACATTTTTTGACTATACAAACGGTACTATTAAGGGTTATTTGTCAGCTAAAAAAAATCAAATGATTAACAAAGACGGCACGGCAAACGCACCCGATAGCTACACGTTTGATGTATTGATTATCCACTTAGACCAAACAGTCGGCACAACAAAAGTTGGTAAAAAGTTAATTGGTGTATTTGATGAAGATACGCTAATCAACAAAAGTTATAGCAAATACAAATACAAAGTGCGTGTCTCTACGTTAGATATTGACCTAAACAAGCGCGAAGACAGTTTGCAAGAACTACAAGTCACATTAACCGAAGTTGACCCTTTTATGAGTGTTGGCGCACAAGATGGCAGTTAAAACAAAAGCGGTTGCGCTACTAGATGACCCTAGATGGTGGGATTTTATAGAGCGATACGCCTACGATATAGGCCGCTTTGCCGTTGAAGTGTGCGGAATGAATGATGTTAAAGAGGGCGGCAATCCAGCCCCGACTTGGCAGCAGTTTGATTTATTTGAATTGATACAAAATAATGGTTGTCGGGTGTCTGTATCGTCAGGCCATTCAACAGGCAAAACACGCAGCGCAGGTATCGTTGGTTTATGGCATTTATGTTGTTATGCCAATAGTATTATGATGTTTACTGCACCACAAATTACCCAATTACGCAATCAAGTTTGGAAAGAGATAACCATTTGCTATAACTTGATGATGCTAGGTGAGTTTGCATGGCTTGCCGAGCATATTGTGATTAAAGCCGAAAGTGTGTGCATTAAAGGCTATGAGAAAACGTGGCACATTATCGCTAAAACAGCACCCAAAGGCGCACCCGAAAACTTAGCAGGCTTGCACGGTGACTGGCTTTTTATTTGGGCAGACGAAGCGTCAGGTGTTCCCGATGCCAATTTTGGGGTGTTGGGTGGTGCATTATCCGACAGCCGCAATAGAATGGTTTTAACCAGTCAGCCTACGCGCAATAATGGCTTTTTTTACGACACACACCATAAACTAAGCAAGCACCAAGGCGGCGTATGGGATAGCTTGGTGTTTAACAGCGAAGAATCCCCGATTGCTAGTAAAGAGTTTTTGGCCGAAAAACTTATTCAATACGGTGGCCGTGATGACCCCGAATATCAGATTAAAGTTTTAGGCCGATTCCCCGATAGAACCGATATTTACTTAAACAGTGAATCACAGCTTGACCCTTGTTTTGAACGTAAAGTCATAGCAGATAATCAACAATACGGTTATTTAATTTGTGTTGACGTAGGCGCAGGTGAATATAGAGACTATTCTGCTATTTTAGTGCTTAAAGCGTGCGGCTATGGGGATTATGGGGACGATGCAAGGCGCGTAGAATTGGTGGATGTACCAATGTTTAGCAATAGCCGTGACTTGCAGTTTTTGGGCGGCAAAGTGCTAGATGTTTATACCCAATATGAAAACGCCACGGTATTGATAGATAGAGGCGGCATGGGTGTTGCTGTTTGCCAACAATTAGAAAATCCAGGTGTACCCGTAACCCGTGTCAATTGGGGTGAGCCTTGCTTTAATAACGAGCTACGCAAGCGGTTTTTTAATCAAAGGGCGCAAGCCTTAGTCATGCTATCCCGTGCTATTAAAGAGGGGCGGATGGGTTTTTTAGATTGTCGCTACAAAACCCAATTACTACAGCAAGGCTCAAGGATTCCTTACACCTTTGACGAAAAAGCACGTTATAAAATTATGGATAAGCAAACAATGCTTAAAGACGGCATACGCTCACCCGATATGTGGGACGCATTAAGTTTTGCGTTTTTAGAAGGGGCTTACTACACCATATCCGAAGAAAGCCGCAATCCAACAAAAACGATTTTAGCGGCTGATAAAGCGAATATCCGCGCAAAACTAAGAGACGTTATAGACTTTGATTAGGTGTAACCCTAGCAAATAAAAGCGTGTAAAAGGGCAATAATGGCACATAGTCTTTTTATGGTGTGCCGTTATGTCCATTATTATATCGCCAATTATTACCAATGCAGGGCTAGGTGTTTTCACCCCCTCAGCAACAGGCATTGAATTTACGTTTACCCATGTTGCTGTTGGTACTGGCACAAGTACAGCCGCAGCCGCAGCCACAGCCCTTGAAAACGAAATAGCACGATTCCCGATTGCAGGCGGTGGCATTGTCACGGGTGGTCAAGCGGTATCAATTAACGCACTAATCACGAATCACGCCAACGCGAATCCTCAAGAATACGATATAACCGAATTTGGCTTTTATGGCTTAGATGGAGCAAGTAATACTGTTTTATTTGCTATTTATCGCACTAATACAACAATTATTAGAAAGTTTTCTAATGTTGATATATCTGTTCCGTTTATTTTGGGTCTATCAGCCTTACCAACAAATAATATGACGGTGCAAATTGATACAAACGCAAGCGCAATGTTGGCGTTATTAGGTCAGCATACGGCAGCTAATCATCCTCATACCCAATACAAACGCACTTTAGATAATACAGAACGGTTGAAAATTGCAACGGCAGTTGATGCAGACGAGGCGATTAGAAAAGATGAATTAGATGCGTTGCGATTACGGTTAATTGCCAATGGCATTGATGCGGATTTAGTCGTTACAAACAATGCCACAGGATTAGATTTTAATGATAATCAATTCAAAGTTGCTGGTGTATGGTACTTTGATTCTGCATTAAATACATCAACACTCAATACGGCAGGTATTATTACCGTAAAACAAGTAGGTAATAAAGCGTTTCAGCATGAGATTTTAGAAAATGGTCAGGCGGCTAATAGAGTTTTTACAGGCGTTCAATGGTTGCCGTGGGTATATCAAACAGGCGCGGTACAAGGTGTTGTTACGTTTATTCCTATTGATGATTACACTGACTTAAATAACTTTAATACCGAAGGTTATTTTACATTTAGCACCAGTGATAATGTCGGCCATGCGCCGCCGACATATGGCTTAGAATCGGATTATGAATTGCAAGTGTTATCGTTAGGTGGAAGTCTTCTTCAAATTGTTAAAAATATAACAACCAATGCAAGCTCTATTCGTTCAAAAGATGGGGGCAGTTGGCCTAGCACATGGACATTAAGCGCACCTATTCAAAGCATCGTTACTAATGCAAACATTAACAGTATTCGCTCAGAAGGGGTGTATTTGTGTGCAGGAGCGATGTTGACTGATGAGCCTGATTTTATTGGAAACCCTATTTTTATTTTATATGTCAAAAACTCAGAAACATTACAAACCGTAGTGCAATTAGCGGTTAATTTGAATGAGTATAATACTCTTAACGAGGTAGTTATAATTATTTTAAAACGAGAGCCATCATTGATAGTGGAGCGAGCGGTAATAATTTTGGGGTTTGGGCTGGTGCTAGCGATACACCCCGATAGCGGTATTGTTAATTATTTTTTATCGCCTGATAGAACCACTCGATTGTATAATTATTTGAATGGGTTAAGCGTTTTTAATGTGGCTGGTTTAGAAAATTTTAATCTTTACTTGGGACACGAAGAAGGTTTCGATAATTCAACTTCATCCTATTTGCGAAATTATAATTTAGATAATGTCACGCAAGTAGGATTATATTCATTTACGCTTGACGATAACATTAGCAACATTCCGTCTGTTTTTACCGATACAAATCATTTTTTCTTTCTTCTTGCGTTTGATGGAGCAGATAGTACAGTCGTAACTGACACTCATTTAGCTCAGATTATATTCCAAGCACATAGCGCTTCGGCCTCTTCAGAAATATACGTTAGGTATCAGTCTAAAGTAGATTGGCAAAATCACGTTACCCCCCCTGCTTGGGTGCTTGTTCCTTAATAACGGATATAGGTTTTGATTATGCTAAGTGCTACATTACTTCACACAAAACTACGCCAATTTGCCCAAAGCACCCCGACTTGGGCAACCGCGATTCGTTATCACACCACACCCGATGAGCGTTTTGACTTAACGCTCGTTGCGAGGCGCGTGTATGGCTTACCCGACGAATGGCCTGTCATTATGGCCTCAGCAGGGCTACAAAGCGTAGATGAGCCGTTGAACGAACAGTTACTGGTATTACCTACGTTAGAACAATTGCAACGGCTTAAACGCAATACAGGGGTGATTTAATGGCTCTTAAACCACTGACGCAAGCAGAACAAGATGCGATTCTCAAGGCTTTTGGCGGTGGTAAGTCGGGGTTTAAGCAAGGCGCAAACGACCGCAACAAAGCCGATGTAGAACGGCGCAACAATGCCGAGCCCGTTATATTAAGTGTTGATGATGTAAAGGGGAAATACGACAGTTCACGCGCCTTAATGACAACAATTGGCGGCAAACAGAGGGAGATTACCGCCAATGACTTAGAAGCCTTTCGTAAAAATATCGACACGGTACGCAAAGCATTTAAGCAAGGCATTACCGCGAATCAAGTGCTAGATTTAAGCCTAAAAATAGATTTAGACCGCGCAAAAGAGCAAATTCATACCGCGATTCCCGTGCGTTATAAAGGTAATGTTTTGCATTTTGTCACTAATGCATGGATTGAATCGGATGTAAAACAGCATTATGTGACGGTCAAGTTTTTAGACTTAGGTGCGATTGCAACAACGCCTATTCCGTTATTAACCGCTACAAAACAAGTGGCTAACGGTTATTTAGCGTTTGATTGTGATTGCGGTAGGCATACTTTTTGGTATCGCTATATATCCACTATTGGCGGCTTTAATGCAGGACGAGCCGAAACAGGATTCCCAAAAATACGCAACCCTAATTTATCAGGTGTTGCCTGTAAGCACGTTTTGCGCGTGATGTTTGCACTTAATCAGGCTTTAGCTATTGGTAAAATTAAAGAGATGGTCAAAATTGCGCGTAAAAGTGCATTGCCACTTGATGAATTGCCCGAAAATCAATTATCAGCTAAAGAAGTCAAAGAAGCGGCTAAACGCCAAGCCGAAAAAGCGCATCACGACAAAAACCAAGTCAAACGCGCCAGTGATGACCCTGTAAAACAAAAACGCATTGCGAGAGAAAAGGCCAAACTAGCTAAGGCATCACAAGATGCAATTAAAAACAGACGCGAAGAAAGAAAACGTATTATTGAAAGTGGTACTGCACTAGAAAAAGCACAACTAAGGCAGTTGTTGACCAATGAATTAGGTTTAGCTCAAGAGCAATATAGCCGTACTCAAAACGAGCTTTATTTAGACGCTATGGAAACCATTCAAAACAACATTAACAGGTTGGGTTAAAAATGTCAGATATTCGTATTGATGATGATGGTTTTTTGGTGGGTGATGGTGAGCAAGAACGTACCGAAGCCGAAAACGTGCTTATGCGCGAAATTAAAACCGATACCACCACCATTATTAGCTTGATGAAAGGCACTCAACGACTACAGCGAGACGCATTAAAAGCGGCTCAAAGTGCGGCAAAAAATAAAGGCAACCAGTCAAACAATAGCAACAATGGCAATGTGCCGCCCCGTGTTAATTTACAGCACCCGAACCGTGCAAATGGTGCAAACAATCAAGGTCAGCGCGTTAATTTACAGCACCCTAATAGACCGCCTATCAGTAGTGGCAATGGGGCTAATGGTGGCCAACAAAGCGATACCGCACAGCCTAGAGTACAACAAAATCAAGGCGGCAATACAGGCGCACCTACACCTACACCTACACCTACACCACCAAACAATCCAAACAGCGATACAGCACGAGTCAACCGACAACGTGATGCTAACGGGCGTTTTATTGGTGGTGATAATGCAGATATTGGCAGTGAGTCAGAATCAGCACAAAGACGCGGCAATCGTGACAGCAGAGGCCGTTTTGTTGGTGGAGGCGGTAGCGCAGCAGAACGTAGCGCGGTATCACGCATTACTGACAGCCTAAAAGACTTAAACAGCAATTTAACGCTTAATGCCGACACAGACCGTATTGACCCAATGGTTGATGCAATCAAAGAAGCAAGCGGCATTGTTGCCGTGGGCATTGATGCAAGCAAAAAAGTATTAAGCGTGAGCAATACCTTAATTGCCAAGCCAGCCATGGCATTAGGTCGAGGCATCAAGGGCTTATTTAAGCCTAAGACGGATACTATCAATTCGCCCGTGGCATGGTATAAGCGCATTTGGCGTACACTGGTACAAGGCAATCGCCAAGACCAAACACAACACGCACAAGAACAAAGGCGTTTAGATGAATTAGTCAGAGGCCAAGGACAGCGCGGCAGTGCTGATAGCGGATTGCTTTTAATGCTTGGTTTAGGGTTGTCGGCATTGTTGGCGGCACTAAAAAAAGGCGGTGATTTATTTAATAACTTAATCCCTGATTTTTTAAAAAAACAAGACAATCAATCGCCTGTGCCTGTCGTGGGTGCGCCAAAAGTTAGACCGCCTGTACCCGCGTTGCCGCCAACACGCACCCAAGCCATGTTGCAGCGATTAAGTGCAAGCCCTGTAGGTAATGCCGCAAGGTGGTTAAGTAAAACCAGTGTCGGCAAAGCGATAGGCGTCTTTGTTAAAAGATTACCGCTTATTACGTCTGCCATAGAAGCAGGGGCAGGCGTTATTAACGCGGTCAACATTGATAATGACCAAACCCTTACAGACGAGCAAAAACAGCGCAAACAAGCCCAAAATGCAGGGGCAACGGCTGGGGCAATTGGTGGTGGACTAGGCGGTGCAGCAGCAGGGGCAATGGTTGGTAGTGTTGTGCCAGTTGTGGGTACAATTATTGGTGGTATTGTTGGTGCATGGCTTGGTACAACAGGCGGTAGAATTGTTGGTGATAAAATTGGCGGATGGGTAGATGATTTACGCAAGGCTGATATTGCAGGGCGTATAAGTAATGCGTGGACGGGATTTATTGAAAAGATAACCCCCTCTTTTAGCGGTTTAAAAGAATCCATTCTTGATTTGGTGCGACCAAAAGCCAATAAGCCGATTGATATATTAAAAAATGCGCCTACAAAATCAATGTCTCTTGGTGAAAAGCCAGTGCCGATTGTTGGTGATGTGTACGCAAACAAAGAATCAGAGCTATATAAAAATTATCAAAAATGGCGCAAAGCAGACACAGACGGCAAAGGGGTTATTACGTTTGAGGACTTCAAAAAAAGTAAGTATGTCAAACAAAATCCTAATTTATTAAAGCAGTTTGAGCCTGTTAGTGCGCCAAAAAAACAAGATGCTAAAGGTTTTAATAAAGACAAAGCAAAATCTATTCAATCAGTGGCAAATAGATTAGGCATTAACCCAAATGATTTAGCGCAAATTATATCGTTTGAAACAGGAGGTACTTTTGACCCAGCCCAAAAAAATTTAGCAGGGGGCAGCGCAAGAGGCTTAATTCAATTTATGCCATCAACAGCCAAAGACTTAGACACAACAACCGAGGCATTGGCCGCAATGTCGTTTGATGAGCAAATGGTTTATGTCGAAAAGTATCTTAAAAAACGTGGTATAGGTAAGAACGGTAAAACATCATTACCTGATATTTACGATGCTGTTTTAGGTTCGGGTTACAAAAAAGGCTCTAAAGAGTATGCAGCCAACAAAGGGGTAGATGCTGATAAAAACGGTGTTATTAGCAAAGGCGAAGCGGTCAACAGCAAGGCGTTTGCACCACACAGACAAAAACAGTTTTTTGCACAAATAGCAACAGTCACTCCTAAAGCCATTACCACGCCCACGGCAAAAGTAACCACAAACACAGTACCAACAATCAAAACCGCACCCGTCAATGCGGCTAGTAGCCCTAGTGTGCAATCCGTGCCAAGCGTACAGGCTCAAGAATCGCCAAGACGATTAGATAACACACCTACACCGATTAAAGTCTCTATGCCTAAGCCCTTAGTTGGCCAAAATATCAGCGACAGAGGCATAGCGCATATTGTGACAGGCGGCATAGGAGAGACGGTGTAACCCTGCCAAAAAATCAGGATAGCAAGCCTTATACTTAATTCATCTTTTGTATTTTGTGTAGGGTGTTTTT